AAAAATATAGGTAAAGAAGTTTATGGGTGGTCAACAGGAACTTCCGCATTACATATTGCATGTAGAGATTATACTTGGGATGATTATGAAAAGGTCTACCTATTAGGGTTTGACCATGATAATGACCATTATAGTAATATCTATGCTGATACAGACCATTATTTCAGTAAAGATAGAGAAATGAGGGATGAATATTATAAATGGACTAAACAAATTATCAATACTATTCACAACCATCCCTGTGTACAGTTTATTTGGGTTAATTATCAAGGAAATAATTTTCCAAATCTACCAAATTTATTTTCAAAAGATGAAAAGGAAATATGACAAGTTTAACAGATCAACCCGAAAATATTAATCCTCTGGCAGATGTTCAGTTTAGATTTGATGTTGCGGCATTACCCAAAACTTCCTTTTTTGTTCAAACAGTTAATTTACCAGGCGTTACATTAGAAGGTGCAACTATAGCGACACCACAACTCCAAAACTTTTCTCGACATACTGGTATTATAACTTATGATCCTCTCAATGTTACCTTTTTGATTGATGAATATTTAAAAAATTGGCAAGAAGTATTTCAATGGATGGTTGGAGAAGAAAACAAATACACATCCGCAGTATTAACTATATTAAGTAGTTCTATGAATCCTACAATGGAATTACATTTCAAAGATATTTTTCCTACCTCATTATCAGAAGTATCTTTTGACAGTACTACAACAGATCCAACTTATCAAGTTGCAACCGTTAATTTTAACTATACAGAATATATTATTAAAAATTTATTAAACAACTAAGGTATATTAGTGTTTCTGGCGAACACACCTTATTATATCATAGATTTATTATTTGTCAAGAGATATTATGAAAAGTGATTTTTTAGAATTGTTATGGTTATTCAATTCCCCTAGAGAAACAAGAAATATAATCCGATTAGACTTGCATGAAGCAGGGTTATTGTATAAGTATGCTTCACAACAATGGACAAAAATGCCCAAAGATGAAACGGGTAATGTTATATTAGAGATTGGTAGATATTGGGCAGGATCAACAGTTTTACTCGCAATGGCTACTCATGATACTAAAGTAAAAATAGTTTCAGTTGATGTTGTTGAAGGATGTCACGATCCTGATGCGGATGATTGGTTGAATAATTACGAAGAAAAAGAACGAATAGATATTAGAGTAGATAATTCGTGGGCAATGAAAAACTTTCCAATATCATTGTTGTTTGTAGATGGTGATCATACGTATGAAGGAGTTAAAAAGGACTTTATTCATCATTGGAATTATTTGAATGGTCCGTGTTTAGCACATGACTATACAGATCCCACTTGTGAGGGTGTAACAAGATTTATAGATGAGTGGATTGAAGAAGGTTATGCCGAAATAATTGAACAAGTGGGTACAATGGTAGCTCTTAAAAAATTGAAAGATCATGAGATTAACAAGTGACAAAAGGATCTATGTTCCCGATTGTGATGATTGGTATAAGTGGGGCGCAGATTATGAACAAAAAGAATATGATGAAATAATACAATATATATCCAATTTTGATGTAGCACTAGATATTGGTGCTCACGTTGGAATTTGGTCAAGAAGATTAGCAGAAAAATTTAAAACTGTTGTAGCTTTTGAACCTGTCCCTGACCATATAGAATGTTGGCAAAAGAATATGGAAAATTTCCTCAAAGAAAATTCTGATTGGGGAAATTATACTACGCTACACAAAACAGCATTAGGTCATGAGAATGGAACTTCCACAATGAGAGTTCCAAATACTACCAATACTGGAATGGCATCACTTGTTTATGAGGGTGATTTTGGAAAAGCACAAAGATGGGTACAACCTAATTGGGATAAATTTCCAGATATAGAAATTGAAATTAAAACATTAGATAGTTATGAATTCGAAAAATTAGATTTTATAAAAATGGATGTTGAATGGTTTGAACTTAGAGTTTTACAAGGCGCCGAACAAACTATAAAAAAACATAGACCTATTATGTATATAGAAATGCATGATGCACAAGCCTTTAAGTTGATGACTGATTGGGGATATAGAATTATTTGTTCACATAGTATGAATCGTTTATATAAAAGTATAAAATGAAGTTTGAAGAAATACAGAAATTATGGTCAGGTGATTGTGAAATTGATGAAACAGAATTATCACAAGAATCGGTAAAAATTCCACAACTACATAACAAATATCTGATTATCTTTCACGATGAAAGATTAAGACTCCGTACTATGAGGTTTGATCATAGTAAACTCTTGAAAGTTAAAAGGGAATATTTTTCAGGAAGAATGGATGCAACAGAATTAGAGGCGTATGATTGGGAGCCATTCCAATATAAGTTACTCAAGGCAGATGTACAAGAGTACATAGATGCTGATGATGACATAATAGAGGGTAAGAAAAAAATATCACTACAAGAAGAAAAGGTGGATTACCTTGAAGCCATAGTAAAAGGATTATCGAATAGAGGATATTTAATTAAAAATGCAATCGATTGGAAACGTTTCACAGAAGGTCATTGACACGATAGAAGTATCTAAGAAGGATGAAGTCTTTCTTAAGATTGCCTGTGAAGCTAGCGTAGCACAAGAATTGTGTGATTTTTTCACATTTACTGTTCCGGGCCATACATTCATGCCGGCCTATCGAATGAAAATTTGGGATGGTAAAATTAGACTATTTAATATTCACAATAGATTATTGTATGGTGGATTACTTGAATACGTTTTTATATTTGCTGAAAAAAGAAATTATGAAGTAAAACCTGATGGTGATTGGTGGAAACCACGCAAGATAGAAAAAAATGAAGAGTTCCTTAAAAGTTTAAAATTACCTTTTGAACCAAGAGACTATCAGTTAGATGGATTTCATCACGCCTTATCATACAAGAAAAGTTTATTAGTATCACCTACCGCAAGTGGAAAATCCTTAATCATATATCTTATAGTACGAGCACTCAATGTTAAAACATTAATAATCGTTCCTACTACATCTTTAGTTTCTCAATTGTATTCAGATTTTCAAGAATATGGGTGGGATTCCGCCAAATACTGTCATCAAGTTTATGCCGGACAAGATAAAGTTTCCGATAAACAAGTGGTAATTTCAACATGGCAATCTATTTACAAACTTAACAAGAAAATATTTGAACCATACAAAGTAGTAATAGGAGATGAAGCTCATGGTTTCAAATCAAAATCCCTTACATCTATTATGACTAAATGTGTGAACGCGGGATATAGAATTGGTACTACGGGAACATTAGATGGAACTCAAACTCACAAATTAGTACTTGAAGGTCTATTTGGTAAGGTTTATAAAGTAACAACAACTAAGAAATTGATTGACCAAAAACAATTAGCACCATTTCGTATAGAAATTTTAGTATTAAAGTATCCTGATGTGATATGTGAACAATTTAAACAAATTAAGTATGCAGATGAAATAGAATTCTTAGTAGGACATGAAAAAAGAAATAAATATATAAGAAGCCTAGTATTATCACTTGATGGTAATACTTTGTTACTCTTTAGATTAGTGAAAAAACATGGACGTATTTTATACGATATGATCAAGGAGAAAACAGATGATGATAGAAAAACATTTTTCGTATTTGGGGGAACAGAAACAGAAGTCAGAGAACAAATCAGAGCAATTGCAGAAACAGAACAAGATGCCATTATCGTGGCTAGTTATGGTGTATTCAGTACCGGCATCAACATTAGGAATCTTCATAACATTGTTTTCGCTTCTCCTTCTAAGAGTCGTATTAGAAATTTACAATCGATAGGTAGGGGATTACGATTATCAGACAATAATCAAGAAACAGTATTGTATGATATTACAGATGATTTGAGATGGAAGAATAGAAAAAACTACGCTTATCGACATCATGAAGATCGAATGAAAATTTATGAGGAAGAAAAGTTTCCATATAAAATTCATAATATTTTACTTAAGGTATAAATGGCAATAGAACTCGATAAACAAGATCTAAAAGTAATACGATTAGATAATGGTGAAATAATCTTTTCAAAAGTAGTAGTAAATGATAAAAGTAAAGACAATGGTTATTTGGAACTGCATTGGCCAATGAAAGTGATGATGAAATTTGATGATACTGAAAAAAATACTCAATTAGCATTACTTAAGTGGCTACCTTTTACAGATACTACATTTGTACCTTTGGCAGCGAGATGTATTATGTCTGTTTCCAAATTAGGAGAAGAATATGAAAACTTTTATTTAAATTCTGTAAAAGAAGATTCTGAACATACTCAGAATGAAGAATTAAATAAAATGTCAAAAATTTTAGCAGATTTTGAACCCAATGGATATATGAATTGAGCCTTGACATCTACCAAATTTATGATATAATAATAATACGACATTAATTGAAACAGATATAACATTATGGCAAAAAGAAAAAAAGTAGCAAAACA